TGGCTCTCATGGATCGACCTTCCTTTATTCTTATTTAAATCTACCACAACCCTACTAGAAATGTCAAGTAAAAAGTCTAAAGATTTTTTGGGATACCAGTTCCCACATCAGAACCTGTAGCCCAACCCTTATAAAAGTTAAAGGCGGTAGTATCAATATAAAGGGGAAAACCTATAGCTTCCCAACAGTATAATAATCTTGGCACATCAACAATCTGAGACTTATAATTTAATCCTGTTTCAGTGATGATAAATTTTTCAAAAATCTCTGGGGCAACTAAAACAGAACAATAGCTAGTATCGTTAAATTTACCAGATTTTTTGGCTAATTCAGAAGTAATTGCGATCAAAATCTCTTTTGTAAGTAATCTTTCTTGCGATATATTGCAACTATCTAAGTTAGTCCAAGCGGTAAATTTAACATAATTAGATCGGGAATTAAACATAACTTATAGCAGAAAAAGGTGCTAAACTATATTTGACTAACTTAAATCTACCATAAACCTACTAGAAATGTCAAATGAAAATAAGGATATAGATTATTATCCTCTCAATGCCCGTATCTCGATCCCCGAAGAGAAAAAGCTAAAAAACTACTGTAAAGCCCAAAAGCGGTCAATAACCGAGGTAGTCCGGGAATTGATTAGAAGTTTACCCGATGACTGATACTCAAGAGTGTTGTCGGAATAGCCAACACAAAAAGTGCCAGTTCATAGACTGGCACTTTTAACTTTATTCCCCAATTAATAGTTGACGGTTTCTAGCCTTAGAAAAAAGCTGCTTAACTTCCTTGAGGTTTTCGGTGGGGACATAGGATGCTTGATTAACTCGCAACCCCTGACACACTAAATGAGAGTGTCCATTCTTCTCTAACCAACGCTCTAACTCTCTTCCAGACTTGAATCCTAGTTCTTTCCCTAACTCAGCAGTAGAACGACCCTCAAAACTCACGTTTCGTCCGTTTTTACAAATAATTGTCTCAGTAATTTTTTCAACCTTCTCGATCACAATATCTGGACGGCCATCTAACAAGGCTAAAACCTCAGCACCATGTATTAATCGAATTGCGTCACGCCGATCCATGTAGTAGGTTTTGGCTTTTGTCAGTTCTAACTCAAGTTCTAATTCTCGAATACGTCCACTTTGAGCGGGGATTACTTCTTTGATAAGTTGCTTTGCTTGACTAAATGCCTTGACTAAGTTGCGCTTACAAGCAATGACCTGCGAAGTATTTCGAGACAGTGTCATCAAAAAAGTTGCTTGCTCTTCATTCAGGTAGCAGTAACGCTCAGGACGACCGCCGCTAGAGCCTTCTAGGGGTTTCGACATTTGAAATGCGACAACTCCAAACTCTTGAATCTCGTCAATGTATTTTTCTATGGTTTGACGCAAGGCGCGGTGTTCAATCCCCAACTCATCAGCAATCAAACGAGAATCAACGACAAGACAATCATTCTGTGATACTATTTCAATAGCCATATTGGCCTCTTGTTCAGGTAATGTGGTTAGTCCCCCGGTACTAACGGGGGCATCGCTACAATTGTACCATTTCAAATAGTTGCTTGACGATTCTAGTCAGTAGGAAGAAATAATCAGGGAAAGAGGATTAAAATAATCCTCTTTCTTTTTTAGTGTCCTATGCTGGCAGTCATTGTTAGTTTGTAGTTAGATTGTAGATATTGTTATTAACAATAGAACCCTTGATATATATAGCTTCTAGACTTTGTTAATACTGTTAACGCTATCTCCCGATATTATTTTTTTACGCTCTTATTGCTGAGACTGTCTTTCCTTTTTACCCCATTTTCTTTTTTTTCTCTATACGACATCAACGACATCAACAAAGCCTAAAACCTAGACAGGGTAAAGGTTTCGATTGTCAATAACTTTATTAACAATCGAATTACAATCTAACTTCTCACGGCATTACCTCTCAGTTACGCGGAAAAAACTCTGGACATCTTTTTTTAGCGTTGACAAGGATTGCTTCTGTTTGACCTCTCACAATTTCATCGCGCAAAATATACAGTATTTCTGATCCTGATCCTGTCCCCGTCCCTACTCTTGCTGTTGCGTACGGAAAAACAGCAGAACTAATCGCTCCCATAGTTTCTCCCAGTGTCAGTCCAGATTTGAGATACTGACAAGTTCTTTTCTCAAGTATCTCTTGAGTTTGAGCATCGAGAGACAGTGCCACGGTAGGCATCATTCCTAAAAACAATAAGCTTAAAACAATCTTTCTCATCGGGGTTATGGTAATTTTCTATGATTTTACCACTCCCAAAACAGGTACTCGATAAATTAGTACAGGCGGGTATTCATGGATATAGGTCTTAGTCACGCCATTTATTGAATCAGCATGGATGTACTCACCATCTCCCAGATAAATCCCCACGTGACCATTTACTCCTGACTTACGAAACATCAAAATATCTCCTTTAAACAAATCACCTTCAACTCTATCTAGTAAGCGATCAAGGAATTTAACTAAGAAGTTATTCCGGGGAATCCGTTCGTAGTTTTCAATAATGAAATCATGAGGCAAGAATCCGACTTCAATCCCTACGCCAGCGATAAATCCTACACAATCGGTTCCAATTCCTTTAAGCGATTGACCATGAAACCAAGGAGTACCGAGCCATTCAAGAGATTCAGCAACGATTTGATTACCCAAAGAATCGTTTTTTAGTTCGTTCATTTTGTGCATTTTCCCGTTCTTTCAATTGATTTAAACTATAACCCATATCATTCCGTGATTCTACAGTCACATTATTGGTGTTATTAATTACCAAAGACTGATTAGAGCTATTAGTATTTGAAGTTGTGGAGTAATTAGGCTTACCCCCGACAAATCCTCCATTAGCATAGTTCTTAATAGGAGCGTTGTTTCTGTACTCTAGATATGCTTCTGTTTCTTTAGGGTTGAGAACTAATTCGTCTTCATTGGCTACGATTAATCGAGGTTTTCGGCCTCCTGACATTGATCGTTCACGCTGGAAAGCTGAAATGATATTTTTCTCTATCGGAACATTGGCATCCCCAACTTTCCCGCCATCACTAAATAAGCTGAATCCTGTACCTAGAGAAAAGGCAGAAGCTGGGACAGAAGCAAAGCTAGAGGCTCCTATACTACCAAGTGATCCAATGGAACCGAGTCCTCCACTAAAAATCCCTGTTATTCCACTAAATAAGCTATTAAATAAGCCACCTCCGCCACCGCCCCCAAAAATAGAGGAAAAGATGTTACCTACTGGTTTGAAGATACTGTTTAGGGCGTTAGTAAAGAAATTGCCTACTGGCCCGATGATTGCATTAAATACTGATTCAAATGCCTGAGTAATCGGCTTTATAAATCCATCGATAGCAGAAGTTAGGACATCGATAGCAGGCTTAGTAATACCCTCGACAAATTTTGTCATGATATTTAAGCCAAGACTACTAAAAGCTGATCCTATTCCTTTTCCTTCTCTAATATCAGAGAAAAAGCTTTCAGCTGCGCCACGATTTGGGGAAGCGTCTAACTCCGCTCGTTCTAATCTTAATTCTGCAAGTTTTTCCCATTCCGAGCGAATATTAGCCACATATTCAGCGTATTGTGGTAAGTTTTTGTAAGGTTCTAAATAATCCTCTAATTCTTCTTTTTCTTTTTGTAGGCTAATACGTTCGGCAAGGATAGCAGAATCATCAAATAAAGTCGGTCGGGATTGATTCTCTAACTTCATTCTTTGGACAGTTAAATCATTTAACCGATCACGAATACTCCTGACTGTATCTCTGGTTTTTCTAAATGATGCTTCTAAGGTAGCTACTCCCTGATTCTTGCCTAATCGTTCAATTGCTTGATCAAGAATTGTTACCTGTTCTTTAGCTGATTCAGCGTTTTTAGCTAAAACCTCGATACTATCTGTCATCTCTTTGACAAATTCAGGAGGAAGAGCTATACCTTTTTCTTGAAATTCTCCTAAGATTTCTTTTATTGCGTCGCTGTATTTTTTTTGAGCGTCGGCATTTAAAAGTAAAGTCCGTCGCTGGTCTTGTAGTGATTCAATCTGAGAGCGGTATTGTCGAGAGACTTCTGTGGCACTCTTATTAATTTCTTCTTGTACTGTCAGATACCCTTTAGAGTTGATAGTCAAATCAGCGACATTCTCGGAAGCATCTCTTAAAGTACGTTCTAATCCACGGGCATCTTCCTCTTGCTGCCGTCTAAATTTCATTGATCTGTCAAGAGCATTGTTTAGATTTTGTTGCTCTTCTAGTCGTCTTGAAAACTCCTCAGCGTTTTGGTTAGCTATTTCAGCTTTGCGAATTTGATCAGCGGCCGCATCAAGATTACCCGTAGGGAGATTAGGAACGGGAAGTAAATTAGGACTCTGGAAGTTAATCGGATTGTCTTTAAGAACCGGTGGTAAATCGGCATCCCAGAAATTATCTTGATTTTGATTAGGTAGAGTCGGTAATTGGGCTATAGGTGGAGGACTACTATATTCTGGACCACCTTGATTTCTTCTGAATTGCCGAAGAAATTCCCGGTAATACTGCATTACTATCTTGACATCTTCAACAGTACCCTTGGCTAATTGACCATTTCTAACATTTCCTGGTCCTGCTTTGTAGGCTGATATAGCTAACTCAATATTGCCGTTAAATCGCTCAAGCATTCTAGCAAGATAAGTTGCGCCGCCAATTAGATTTTCAGTAGGATTAAGGGGATTTACTCCTAACTCTTCGGCAGTGCCAGGCATTAATTGACTAAGTCCCATTGCACCCGCTGAACTCTTATGGATTTGAGTAGGATGATCGGGATCCATGTGATGGAAACTTGATTCTTTTTTAATTAAAGCGGCAAAAAGAAGCGGATCAATGCCAACTTGTCTAGCCGCACCTTCAATCAAAGAAGCAAAGGGAACTTTAGGAAATCCTGAACTTACAGTATTTTTTTGTTGATTTGCAATCGCATCAAACACTCGTAAAGTGTCGCGATTTGATAAAGCTGATCGCCCTCGAAAATTTGCAGTTTCTGAGAGTCCTAAGTGGAGATGAGGTGCTCCTCCAGCCATGCCTACGCCGCCTAAAACTACTCCTTCTTTTACTTGTTGCCCTACCTGAAAATTTTGTGCAAGATCAGTTAAATGAGTATAGTAAGCGTGTGTCAAAGTTTTCCCATCTACGACAATTGGAATATCAAATTGGATTTTGATCGAATGTTGATTTTGATATCCAGGTAAACTTGGATTAGAATCTTCTTTATTAATTGTTCCGCCTGGTCCAGCACTAACAATCCTTCCTGATCGAATATTTAAAACTGGCGTTCCTACGGGCGCAAAAACATCAACTCCGCGATGTTGATCGCCCTGATCGCCTGTGATTTGCCCGTTTGGAACAGGATAAACAAAGATATTGCGCGGGATATTTTTAAATTCCGAGCCGTTAAAAGTTTGTCGAAAATTATTGCGGCCTTTTAACGACTGTGGTGGCGGTAAAAACCCTCCCCCATTCCACACAGGAGCAGGGGCGAAATTACCAGGTGCTGGTAGTATCAAACCTTCCTTAGCTTTTCTAATTGCCTCAGCAGTTTCCTCTATACTTTTTACTAAGTCTTCTCCAGAAGTCTTAATATTTGGGGGAATAGCCACTAACTCAGAATTGATTAATTTAATTGGTTCTGGAAGTGTATTAAGATTTGTGACAATATCCTTGATTGATTGGGGAATAAAGCCTAATTCTTTATTAGTTTGTCGGATTAAATCAGCTAAAGTGCGATTAAGGTTTTCCTGAGTCCGTTTAATATCCTCAATCGTTCTTAGTCTATTTCTTTCAGCGTCTTGCTGTTGCTCTTGTAGATTACGGATATTTCTTAGGGTAGAGATATAGGAAGTTTCTATCTCCTCGGTTCGGGATTGGAAGGTGCGTCCGCGACTGGCAAGGTCAGCTTGTCCCTGTACAAATTCCAGGAAAATGTCCCCTAATTCTTTACCAGCGTCGCTTGTACCGGGTATTAATAACCGATTTTTAACTTGCTGTACCCTGATTCTATCAGTTGTATCTAGTAGCTGATTTTGGGCATTTAAGAGGTTCTTATCGAGTTCCCTAACTAAATCACTGTAACTTTCAGATAGGGAACGATTCTCTTTAAATGCTGACAGTTGAGCGTCTTCAATCTGTCTCCTGTAATCGTCAATCTGACGATTAAAGTCGATTATCTGACGGTCAAGGTTGCGGTAATAGTCTTGTAGTGATGTTTGTTGCTGTAATAGGTTAGCGCGGGCTTGTTCTAGGGCTAATCGGGTATTATCAACCTCTTGCTGAATCACATTAGGGTCGTCTGACGCACTTTCTAATCGACGATAAGCCTCTCCTAATAATCTCTCTTGGTTGCGAACTTCTGATAAGGCATCCCGATAGGAAGCGGCTGGCCCCCCAAAGGGTAATTGCCTTAAAGTAGCAATTCTCTCGTTGACATTGGCACCGACTATTGATGCTTGTCTGGCATTTCTTGCGCGCTCTCGTCTAGCGTTAGCAATTTCTAGTTCTGTATCAACAATTGATTTATCAATAGTTAAAGTTTGTCGTCTAATAGATGCTTGCTGTTTAGCTGTTTCTAATACCTGTTTTAATTCAAAAGGCGATTGATCTCCCAACTGTTGTAACCGATCACCTATAGCTTCTGGTGACACACTTCCCTGCTGTAATGCCGTTCTAAAATCTATTCCATTTAATTCAGGCATTAACTCAGTTATTCGCTGATTAATCTGATCTGTTAGGGTGTTTTGTAATTCTTTTTCTTTAGTTGCCAGTAATCCATTAAGCGAATTAAACTGATCCTTGACAATAGATAGGCTCTGTTCTCTAACGGTCAAGTCTATTTCAAACGGCTTCAGGTTCCCAGATAAAACTTGTCGTTTAATATCTGTTTCAGACAAAATAGTTCGACCACTAGAGACAAATTCAATATTAGATAAAGCTCTTGCTACTTTATTTATTTGTTCTGTTAATTGTTGATAGTTGACTAAATTCTCTTTGACTGCTTCGTTATATTTTTCTTGCGATTCTTTTAATTTTCTAAGTTGAACTTCAGTAATTTCTAGCTGGATACTAGCATTATCTTTTTGGGAATTAGAAGACCCTGGATCATCTAAAACTTTTTTAATTGCTGTAATTCTTTCTTCTGTAGATGCTATCTCATTAACAATAAGCCCAATTTGAGGAAAGTATTTTTCCGTTAAAGCTTGTATTTCTTGGTTTACTTTCG